CAACCGCCAACGACTGAATGAACTGCTCCACACCGTCACAGGCATTGGACACGATGTTGTTGATCTCGTCCAACAAGGGCAACACACTTTCAAACGCGCCCATGTTGATGCTGTTGTACCGATACTCGATAATCGGTATCAGGCCCAGGGCGTTCGGCTCCACGCTGTCAACGGAAACAGCCGTAGCAAGGAAAGACGAATTGACCTGAGTGGTCAGCATCCTCCCCGTCACACCGCCAGACAGGTGATACACATAGTCGCGGGTGTACACGTCGAATTTGGCGCGGTCATCCACCACAACCATGTTCACGCCCATTACAGGCTCATTGCCGGGACGGAGGCTGTACACCACGAAAGCGGAGCGAGGGTCAAGCGCATAGCAATGGACAGGCGTTTCGGGGTCATTGTCTCGGTCAGGCTCAATGAGAATCACGCCCTTGCCGACAGTGTGGAACCAGTCAACGGCCTTGTTATCGGCAGCGTGCTTGTACGAACGATACAGGAACTCGTTCAGCTTGTTCACTTTGCCCTGCGCACCCGTGTTACGGGCCACATAGAACGCGGGTTTGGTCAGGAAATAGCCGTTCTTGAACGCCACGATCTCATCTGCGTGGTTTTCTTGCACGATGTTGAGGATTTCAGGCCGCACTTCCTTCGTCCTGCGTAGAATAGGCTGAAAATTGCGCCGATACCAATACAAGAAATCTTCTTCGAGAAGGTTCTTGACATGATACGGCAACGCCGTATTCAGTTCAGAAACCACATTCTCAGCCGTGATTTCGTCGGAGGACGCATAGATGTCCAGCCGCCCGAACAGGTCATTAGAGATAACCTTCATCACGGCGTTTCCCTCATTGTCCATGCGCTATCACCTCCGAATCCAAAAAGTAAAAGGCCCCAACGTGCATCATTTGCACATTGGAGCCTTCTCCACTTCCCCGCTGACCTTTCAGCGTGGGGATATATGTCAAACCGTGGTGCGCCGTCCACCATCCTATGGACAAGCGTGGTCTGAACATTCGTTATTCCACGATCAGCCGCTTCTTCCGAACGGTCTTGATGTTCAGCGTCCCGTCAGGCTTGCGGTATATCTCAACCTCAAACCCCTTCGCCAGCCATTCGTTGATGGCCGCAACCTCTTTCTCAGTCAGCATACGCGCCTCCATAGTCCTCTCTAAGCGTATACTACCACAAAACGGGTAATTTGTCAAGCGATTTGGCTTGACAAAACATCATTTTTCCAATAAATGTTCGGTATATTCCGAACATTAGACGCATTTTCACACAATAATGTTCGGTTTTAGAACGGCCTTTTCACGATCTCCACACGGTTCATGCCAAACGATGATTGTATGAACTCTGCCAACATTGAAAGTGCGTCAGGAACATCGTCATGCTTATTCTTGCCCGCCGTCGTATATCCGCACATCATTTGCAGGAATCGACGATATTCCTTGTCTTTCTTTATCACAGAATCATCTTTGAACAAACAATGCTCCAGGATAAACGGTTGGGCGACAATTATGCGCGTTTCCTTGTTCGCCGTCGTGTACTTCGTTGTCAGCTTTGCCCTGCCGCCTAATTCCTTAACCATCCCCTGAATCTTCTCGGCAATCTTGCCTCCAGCCTGGTTGCTTTCAAACCGCGCAATCTGAACATTGCGTTCCGTCAGCATTGAGGCCAACCGAGGCTCCACCGAATCGTTATTGCTATTGTCACAGATCACAGCGTCGATATAGAAATCCGTCCCATACTGATACGCTACAGGCATTACGCAATAGTCAGAACCCTTTGTTTTCGTGTCACATACGGCCACAATCGCATCAGGTTCACCGTCAGGCAATTCAAAGTACCTACGCAATTCATCCGCGCTGTAAAGAAGCCCAAACCTTTCCACGGGGACGTTCATGTACAGTGCCCGCCAGTTTACGTCATCCATGATCTCCCGCTGCTCATGGTAGAACTGCGTCGAAAACCCAACTCCATACGGATAGTCAAAGTTGCTCTCGTCGTTCTCGTCCACGGCGGGCATCACTATGAACCGTACCCTGTCACCTTCGCCATATTCCGCTTCTAACCGCCCTATGATGTCACCAGTTGACCAGCGTGTTGCCAGATGCAGTTCCTTGCACCGCCCGATCTTACGTTGCCGCAAGTCCGTGTTATATATCTCCCACAGCTTGTCCAATCGTTCCCGTGACATGGCCACCTCAATGCCGCTTACAAGGTCATCGCAGTACAAAAGCTGCATTGCCCTGTACAGACCAGCGTTGCCCGTGCCTATAGATGTAAACTGCAACGTTTCAAACCTTTTCCGCTTCCCCAAATCAATCCTACAGTCTTTCGCGTTCGTACTTGACAGTTGAACGTCGGGAAATACGTCATGCCATAGGTATTCGCCCTTTACGTCCATTATCCTCAGACATTCATCATATGCGCCCCGCACCCATGAATTACTGTGACTGCCCGTCAATATCGGTTCATCAGGATATTTCCCCGCCAACCACGTCAGGTAGAATATCGCAAGCGTACTTTTGCCTGTTCCGGGCGGCATACTGATTGCCAACAAGTCCAGTTTGTCGTCGGACAAGTCCTGCAATGCGTCCACTACCACTTTCAACTGCTTGCGCCTGGGTATATAAAACTTCTTGCTCGGTTCCCTTCCCCATTCCACATACTGCAAATACGAATCAAAGTCATACGGCGCAGCAGCCAGCAACACTTGCTTATGCAACGCATACAATAACCCTGTCTCTGCCTTGTTCACCGCTGCCATCGTTGGCATGGCCTCTGTAATCCGCTCAGACAGCCATATAAGCCCGTCCACTGCCTCGGCCACCGAATCCTTCATCAGCAGCTTACACGCGCTGTAATGCCCTTCGTAGCCCCTGTAGCTGTACGGCTCGCGCTCTATCTGCGCCGCCAACTTTTCAACTAACTTCTTCGCGTCCATGTTCACATCCTCCTGCATCAAGTATACTAGTTGCGCACAATTATTTCAAGTGCAATTCGTTCCCCGATTTTTTTTCAAATTCTCTGAAATACTCGAAAAAATCAATGAATGAGAGGGGGGGTTTATCCCCCCTCATTCATGATTTGATTTTTTATTTTTTTTTTTTTTTATTATAAGGCAAAAAAAATTTTTTTTGTTAGGAATTACTTTTCTTGTAACCGTTCGTGTAACCTTTTGCACCCGCTTCAGTGGCCGATTTATGGCCGTTTTTTTCTTTTCGCGGGGGAGGGGGGACTAAACCGGCATCCGTTTAGGCACCTAACTATTCCCCCGCCGGTGTCAAGCAGAATAGCTTGACATATCCATATCTATGCGTAAAAGCATTCTTTCATGCATAGATAATGAGCAATTGCACAAATAGCACAAGTCTATTGTGTACAGTATGCCCAATCAGCACGATCATTGTTATGCATGGCAAGTTATCCACAAGCAAAGGCAAGTTATCCACAAGTAGAAACCGAACATTGTGTTCATTATCTTACAGAATGTTCGTGTTTTTGGCAGGGGTTGAACGTCAGAGGGGTTACTCTGTCCGTGTACAGCGGACACCTACCGATATATGTCTGTCGTACAAAGACACACCACAATATATAGTGTCTACTTCCTGCAATGACCACAATATATTGTGTCTACTTTGGCTCTGATGACAATATCTTGTGTCTACCTTCCCCGGACAGCGGACAGGACACGGACAGCGGACAGCGGACAGAGGGCGGCGGGGACAGCTTCAGACAGGCGCAGAGGGGGCACAGAGGGGGCGCAGCTTCAGGCCGTGGCCGTGTCAGGGCAGGGCAGAAGAAAAGCCCCTGGACAGCGCGGAGGCCGTCACAGGGGCACAGGGGGCGGGGCGGATCACCACGGGGAATCTGGCGACGGTTGAGGCCGTGGAGGTGGGGCGGGCTGATTGTACCGAATCCGCGCCCCGTCCTCCATATCATTCGCCCCGATGATCAATCGGTCAATGAGGGTGTCAACGTCTCTGTCACCGGCGCGGGACTTCAGAGCGGCGAAGGTTTCACGCGCTGACATCCTCGGGTGTAGCGCATTGAATGAACCCATGTGCGCCAGGATATGACAGCGGC